GGCGGTACAGGCGGATCGATCAATAACCTTCTACCTACACAATCTGCTGGAACAACAGGTTTCGTCCTTGCATCAAGTGGAGCGACAGCTAACTTGGTGTGGACGCAACTTGCTGGACCTCAAGGTGCGCAAGGTGCAACTGGTGCTCAAGGTGCACAAGGATCTACCGGTTCTCAAGGACCAACTGGTGCTCAAGGCGCAGCTTCGACAGTTCCTGGTCCACAAGGCGCGCAAGGAATAACTGGTTCCCAGGGTCCACAGGGAACAACTGGTTCTCAAGGACCACAAGGACCTTCGGTTCAAGGACCGACGGGACCACAAGGTGCACAAGGAATTATCGGACCTCAGGGACCGCAAGGAACAACTGGTGCTCAAGGTGCTGCTTCAACCGTTGCCGGTCCTCAAGGCGCCCAAGGTTTGCAAGGTATCCAAGGACCACAGGGACCGCAAGGCCTTACAGGTGCACAAGGTGCAGCATCTTCAGTTGCTGGTCCTCAAGGTGCTCAAGGATTACAAGGCGCTCAAGGTGCAACTGGTCCTCAAGGATCTCCTGGAATAAACGGAGCACAAGGTGCAACTGGTGCTCAAGGCGCGGCAGGTTCAAGTATAACAGGTGCTCAAGGTGCAACCGGACCACAAGGTGCCCAAGGAAGTGCATCTGGTGCTGTCGCGCCTATTCTAAGACACGTCACCGCAGGATTTACAAGTGGCGGCCAAGTTTTTGTAACAGCGACTCAACCTACTGCTTCAGCGGCTGGTGATATCTGGATTGACACTGCAGGAACTACAGGATATACACAAAGTCTCTCGTCAAATGGATGGACTAAGTTGCCAAACGGAGCAATTATTCAGTGGGGAACAGTAACTGTTACTCCAAATACTACAGGATCTGGATCATTTCCAACATCGTTCACCGCGGTTGCCCGAGCTGTGATGAATGGCGTAGGAGATACAGGCGTATTTGGACAGGCTTCTAAAGGTGCAACCATTTTTAGTGTATCAACAACTGGTTTCAGTTGGTTTAACGGAGATGAAAGTTCTCATACCGGTTACTGGTTAGCAATGGGATATTAATAAAATGACAATTTACTACAGCCCAACAACAAAAGGTTTTTACGATACTGATTTTGGGTATCCGTCATTGCCGCAAGATATTGTTGAAATTACCGCAGAGCAACACCAGCAGTTTCTCCATGGTATGAATATGCAAAATAAAGAATTGGTTTTATCACAAGGAAATCTTGTTTTGCAAGATCGAGTCGTGGTAATTACTTGGGAACAAATTAGATCGAAAAGAAATAATCTTCTAGCTTTATCTGACTATACTCAAATGGCAGATTGGCCTGGAGATAAAACTGCTTGGGCTACATATCGTCAAACTTTAAGAGATCTTCCTCAGACTTATACAAATGCAGCAGACGTTGTTTGGCCATCTAAGCCAGGAGAATAATAAGTGCCGCTAACGTTCCTATCTGCTAAACCTGTTAAATATTGGAACGGCTCGTCGTGGGTCGGGAGCCAAGATTTTGCCGCCGTTAAAATGTGGAATGGATCTACGTGGCAATATGTAGGAATACGTCCGTATGCAGATGTAGCCTTAGTTACTTTTAGTCCCGTGGGCGGCACAATATCATCTCCGACTTTTGACACTGCCGAAGCGTATGGTTCCCAAGCAGGTTATACTATCACAGCTTCTTCAAGCGTAGTTTGGACTTATACTGGAGGAGATGGATTTAGTGGATACGCCAGTGTTGCAAGTGGAGGAAGTGCTTCATCAATTGAACTTGTAGCAGCTTATACAGGTGGTTTCAATGAACAAACGTTTAACGTATCAGCATCAAATGGTGCAGAAACTAAATATTGGGTGATAACTGTAACATCTTATAGTTTTGAATAAACATAGCGGAAGAATTAAATGGCACTGAAAGCAAATATCATTATCGATCAAGGCACTTCATTTGCTACGTCTATTGATGTGACTGATGAAAATGGTAACATCGTAAATCTTACAGGATTTACAGGTGCCGCTCAGATGCGTAAGCATTATACTTCGACCGCTCAAACCGCATTTACAGTTTCGATTACTGCTGTGACTGGCGTCGTCGCTCTTTCGATGTCGGCAAATACCACAAATGGCCTTACAGCCGGAAGATACGTATATGACTGTGAGTTGACTGATGGCAGCGGAACAGTTTCTCGTCTTGTTGAAGGTATCGTCACAGTTACACCAGGAGTTACAAGATAATGGCAGGTGCATCTCGTTTAGTCGCTACAATTACAAATAACAACGGCAGATTATCATCTGCTGGTCCTATTACTCTGAAAAATCAAATTCAAGAAATACGAAGTATTGAAAACATACTCGACGTCAGCGTCGTTGAAGCCGCCAATGGCGCTACATTAATCTACAATTCTCAAAATGATAAATATGAGGTGAGACAACTGTCATTCGCGGATCTAGCAGTAGATCTCGACGGCGGATCATTTTAACCTAAAAGGAATAGCCAAATGGCAGACAATTTAATTCAAATTAAAAGGTCGTTAACGACAGCTGATGCGCCAACATTAGCTAACGGTGAATTAGCGTTTACAGCAAATGGCGATCACTTATTTATTGGTTCGAATGGTGCTTCGATCACCATTGCCGGTAAATTTAATCCTGGTATACTGACCGCCAACCAAGCACTCGTTGCGAATGGTACCTCTGGTATCGACAAGATTATTGTTGCTAACGCTGTTGTGACAACAGTTACAGCCAATGGTTCGACGGGTACCAACGGACAAGTACTGAGTTCAAATGGAACAGCCGCTTATTGGGAAACTCCTACTTCTGGCGTATCTGGTTCAAATACACAAGTTCAATTTAATAATTCTGGCGCATTAGCCGGAGACGCAGACTTTACGTTTGATAATACCAATAATAAACTGTCTGTTGCCGGCGGCGTTCTTGCTGGCTCTGGCGGTAACTTCGTCGTTGGTTCTAATTCTTTTGTTGCGAATGCCACCGGTGTATTCTCTACAGGCACCGTGAACGCAGCGATTGTGAGTGTTGGTACGGCGTTCGTAGCAAATGCCACACAGATCAATATTGGAACTAACGTTGCTCTTAATGCAAATGGCACAAATGGTACTGCAGGACAAGTTCTTGCATCGAACGGAACAGCTGTATACTGGGTAACACCTCAAGATGGTGATATTACATCAGTCGTAGCCGGTTCTGGTCTTACTGGTGGCGGTACATCTGGCGAGGTAACTCTTGATGTTGGTGCTGGTAACGGTATCAGCGTCTCTGCAGACGCGATTGCTGTAGTTGCAAATAGCGGTCTTGCTTCAAATACCTCAGGCGTACACGTTATTGCAAATAACGGTCTATCTGCAAACGCAACAGGCGTTTTTGTTGTTGCCGGAGCTGGTATTGCTTCGAACGCAACAGGTGTGCATGTCGTATCTGGTAACGGTACGATTGTTTCGAATACCTCGGGCGTTTATGTCAATGCTGCTGCACTTTCAATTGCCACATCGCAACTTTCAGGCGACGTTGCTCTTGGTTCGGGTACATCAGGCGACTATGTTGCTACTATCACAGCTGGTAACGGTATTTCTGGATCCTCATCTGGTGAAGGTGGTGCAGCCACGATTGCTGTTGTAGCAAACAACGGTATTGTATCGAATACTTCAGGCGTCTTTGCCAAAGCTGCTAACGGTATTTCTGTTGATGGCGCTGGTATCAACGTTGTTGGCGGTGATGGTCTTACAGCTAACGCGACTGGAGTTCATGTTGGTGCTGCTAACGGTATTAATGTCACTGCAGATGCAGTTGGCCTTACCACTGGTTCAACACTCACGGTCAACTCTGCTGGACTCCATGTTAATACTGCACTCTCGATTACAGATCTTTCTCTTTCCGGAAATCTGACTGTTCTCGGTACGCTTTCGACAATCGATACTACCAACCTGACAGTCCAAGATTCGCTGATCGAGCTTGCAAACGGAAACGCAACAACCGACATTCTTGATATCGGTCTTTATGGTCAATACGGTGCCACTGGAGCTAAATATACCGGTCTTTTCCGTGATGCTACAGATGGCGTTTATAAGCTCTTTGCTGGTTCTCAAACAGAACCTACAACAACTGTAGACACTGCAGCAGCCGGTTATACTACTGCTACATTACAAGCATTCCTAAACTCTGGTGGTTTGGTTTCGAACGCGACTAACGTTACTCTTACTGCGAACTCGACACTCGCGGTTGGTATCACAGCGAATACATTGAGTCTTTCGACTGCACTGCCTGGAACAAGCGGTGGTACTGGACTCGCGACTGTTACTGCAGAAGACATTTTAGTTGCTAACTCTTCGAACGGTTTTAGAAAATTAGCTGTTGGCTCTACTGGATTCGTGCTTCAGTCTAACGGTACAGCAGTTGTATACGCAACCCTCGACGGCGGGACATTCTAATTTATGGAAGCTGAATTTGTAAATGAGTACATCAATCGATTACTCGCGAGTGTACATGATCTTACAAGTAAGAACATCATGCTAGAAACAAGACTGGTCATGGCCGATAAAACCATGACCAGTCTTCAAGCAAAAATTGTTGATCTTGAAAAGCTTGGAAATAAAAATAAAAAAGCTGAAGATACTTCTGTATAAATAGAATATTAGGGGTTACATAACCGCTTCGTTGCTCTATATAGAGGTTGAGAATGGCAAATAAATTTCAATTTAAGCGCACGACAATTTCTGGTCGTACAGCTAATACTACTGACGTAGCAAATTCCGGCTTTATTGATAACGGTGAATTTGCAGTCAACCTAACTGACCGTAAAGTCTTCTCTTCAGATGCTGCGAATGCCATCTTTGAAGTTGGTTCAAATCTCTCTTCTCTCGCTGTCACTACGATCGTAGCCAACGGATCTTCTGGATCCAACGGCCAAGTTCTTTCATCGAATGGAACAGGAGTTTATTGGGGCTCAGGCGGTACGGCAAATGCTGCTACCATGAATACCTATACGTTTACTGTCACATCGAATACCACGGTGTTTACAGGATTAGACGACACATCAAACACATTCGTATATACTTTAGGGCTTGAAAGCGTCTTCATTAATGGTTCGCGTCAGATTGCGGCCGTTGACTATAACACGACAAATACCACGGTCTTAACGCTTACATCGAATGCGATTGCTGGTGATATTGTTCAAGTTACAACTTTAAATGGTGCTTCACTTACTCTCGGATCTCAAGGCGCTCAAGGTGCTCAAGGTGCAACCGGTGCACAAGGTGCTCAAGGCACAACGGGTGCTCAAGGCGCTCAAGGTGTTGCTGGCGCTCAAGGTGTTCAAGGCGCAACTGGCGCAACTGGTGCTCAAGGCACAACGGGTGATCAAGGTGCTCAAGGTGTTGCTGGCGCTCAAGGTGTTCAAGGCGCAACTGGCGCAACTGGTGCTCAAGGTGTTGCCGGCGCTCAAGGTGTTCAAGGCGCAACTGGCGCAACTGGTGCTCAAGGTGTTGCTGGACCTCAAGGTGTTACTGGTGCTCAAGGCGCTCAAGGTGCTCAAGGTGCCACCGGTGGAGGTGTAACCTCAGTCGCCACGGCTAATGGACTTTCTGGTGGAACGATTACAACTAGTGGTACAATTGGAGTAACTGCTGGGCCAACACTTACGGTCAATACGACTGGTATTCATGTGAATTCCACATTATCAATCGCCGATCTTACACTCTCGGGTAACCTGACAGTTTCCGGTACAAGAACTTACGTGAACACCACAACACTCGACGTTGGTGATAATATTGTTACGCTGAATGCAGATCTTGGAGCTAATCCTCCTACTGAGAATGCTGGCTTCGAGATCATGCGCGGGACGTCTGCCAACGTTCAGTTCGTCTGGGATGAAACAAATGATCGCTGGTCTACAAACAGTCAACCACTTGCTGTTTCGTCTCTTGTAGCCGCAGGTGCTGCATCTGGAATTACCACCCTTGCTGCCGGTAATACTACGATCACTGGTTTTGCCAACGTAACCTCGACGCTACAAGTAGCTGGTATTACTACTCTTAATGCCAACGTTGCAATGGCAAATAATGTGTTAAGTAATCCTAAGCTTGCTTCATACAAAGAAGCAGTTGTTGCCAATACTATAACAACAACTACTCACACTGTAGATTTATCACTATCCAACGTATTCGATTTGACATTGGCCAACGCGTCTATTACAATTACATTTTCAAATCCTCCTGCATCGGGCAATGCATACAGTTTCACACTTCATTGTAAACAAGACGCCACGGGATCGAGAATAATCACGTGGCCGGCTTCTGTTAAATATCCGAATGCTTCGACACCGACGATGTCAACTGGTGCAAATAAAATCGATGTCTTCAGTTTCTTTACCCTCGACGGAGGTACAACATATCTCGGTGCCTTATCTCTTGCAAATACAGGTTAATAAGAAGGTTATACGATGCCATTAAATGTATTTAGAGCTTCAGGTAAGGCTGCTCCAGCCACACAAGTATTCAATGCCCCCGCAACATTCGTCGTTCCTGCAGGCGTATATTCTATAGATATATCTGGTCGTGGCGGCAATGGAAACGCTGGTAATGCAGGCAATCCTGGTACTGCTGGCAATGCTGGTAATCCTGGAAATAATGGGGCCGCAGGAACTGGTGGTGCTGGTGGTACAGCTGGGACATCTGGCAATCCTGGCGCATCAGGAAATGCTGGCACAAACGGGGCCGGCGGAGCTGGCGGTGCTGGTGGTACAGCTGGAACATCTGGAAATCCCGGCGCATCAGGAAATGCTGGCACAAACGGTGCTGGCGGCCCAGGAGGAGCCGGAGGTGCTGCAGGGAATGCTGGGAATCCAGGTGCCACTGGCAATGCAGGTACGAATGGTGCTGGCGGAGCTGGCGGTGCTGGTGGTACTGCTGGAAATGCTGGAGCGACAGGAAACTCCGGCAATCCCGGTACTAATGGTGCCGGTGGTGCAGGCGGTGCTGCTGGTAATGCTGGGAATCCAGGTGCCACTGGCAATGCTGGTAACCCAGGAACAAATGGCGCCGGCGGTGCTGGCGGTGCTGCTGGTAATGCTGGGAATCCAGGTGCCACAGGAAACTCTGGTAATCCTGGTACCAATGGTGCCGGCGGTGCTGGCGGTGCAAGAGGAAATGCTGGGAATCCAGGTGCCACAGGAAACTCTGGAAATCCAGGAAATAATGGTGCCGGCGGTGCTGGTGGCACTGGCGGTAGCGCAGGTACGGGAGGAGGCGGCGGACAAGGTTCAGCCCGACCTTGCGGTGGCGGAGCCGGTAGCGGTGGTAGTCCGGGCGGTGGCTGCGGTTGTTTTGGCACCCCATTTGCGCCTTGTTCTGCCCCCGGCGGCGCCGGAGGCTCTCCTGGCGGAGGAAATGGTGGCTTTGGTGGAAGCGCAAATCTTGGGGGGTGCGTTTGCGGCGGCGGCGGTGGCGGCGGCGGAGGCGGCGGTAGCGGAGTGACTGGTAATTCAGGGAGTGCAGGTGGTGCGGGTGCCAATGGAAGTGCTGGAAATACTGGAGCCGCAGGATCAGGGGCAACTGCTGGAGCAGCAGGAAGTCCCGGTGGAGCTGGGGCCAATGGAAATGCTGGAAATACTGGAGCAGCAGGAACTGGAGCAAACGCTGGAGCAGCAGGAAGTCCTGGTGGAGCTGGTGCCAATGGTAATGCCGGCACAACAGGGGCGGCTGGAACTGGAGCAAACGCCGGAGCAGCAGGAAGTCCTGGCGGTGCCGGTGCTAATGGTAATGCCGGCACAACAGGGGCCGCAGGTACAGGGGCAACTGCTGGAGCAGCAGGAAATCCAGGTAATGCAGGCGCAGCAGGAAATACTGGAGCAAATGGTAATGCAGGAACAGGGGCAACCGCTGGATCTACTGGCAATCCAGGTAATGCCGGCGCAGCAGGAAATCCAGGTGCAAATGGTAATGCCGGCACTGGAGCTAATCCAGGGGCAGCAGGGAGCCCTGGAAATGCCGGAGCAGCAGGAAATACTGGAGCAAATGGTAATGCTGGCACTGGAGCTAATCCAGGAGCAGCAGGAAATCCAGGCGGTGCCGGAGCTGCTGGTAATGCTGGGACTGGCGCAGCAAACGGAAATCCGGGATCAAGTGGAAACCCAGGCAACGTTTCAACGTTTGGTTCCTTAGCTAATTTTCCAGGTGGAACCGGTGGTACTGGTGGGGCTGGAGGAAATGCTACAAACGGAGCAGCTGGCTCGGCCGGAACTTCTGGAAATCCAGGTGGATCAGGCAATCCCGGAAATAATGGGGCTGCAGGAACTGGCGGTGCTGGTGGTACAGCTGGGACATCTGGTGGTATTGGAGGAACAGGCAATCCCGGTAACAATGGAGCTGCTGGTACAGGCGGCGCCGGAGGATCGGCCGGTACTTCCGGAGGTATTGGAGGAACAGGCAATCCCGGTAATAATGGAGCTGCAGGAACTGGTGGTGCTGGTGGTACAGCTGGGACATCTGGTGGTATTGGAGGAACAGGCAATCCTGGCACCAATGGGGCTGGTGGTGCAGGAGGAGCTGGTGGTAATGCTGGTAATCCAGGAGCCACTGGTAATGCCGGCAATCCAGGAAATAACGGTGCTGGTGGTGCAGGCGGTGCTGCTGGTAATGCTGGTAATCCAGGAGCCACTGGCAATGCTGGTAATCCAGGAAATAACGGTGCTGGTGGTGCAGGCGGTGCAAGAGGAAATGCTGGGAATCCAGGAGCCACTGGCAATGCTGGTAACCCAGGAACAAATGGCGCCGGTGGTGCAGGAGGAGCTGGTGGTACGGCGGGTAACTCCGGATCTCCTGGCAACGCTGGTGTAGGCGGAGGCGGCGGAGGCGGCGGAGGCGGAGGCGGAGCATCGGGTTGGACTTTAAAGCAAGGTGGTAGCGGCGCCGGCAATGCTGGTACCGCGGGTAATTCAGGCAACATAAGTGGTGCTACTAACGGCAACGGCGGCGCAGGCGGCAATGGAGGACTTCTTTCGGGCGCTGCCGGTGGTTCAGGTAATGCAGGAACACCAGGCAGCGCAGGAAATACAGGAGCCGCAGGAACTGGAGCAAACGCTGGAGCAGCAGGAAGTCCTGGTAATGCAGGCGCCAATGGAAGTGCTGGAAATACTGGGGCCGCAGGAACTGGAGCAAACGCTGGAGCAGCAGGAAGTCCTGGTAATGCCGGCGCTGCAGGAAGCGCTGGTACAACAGGAGCGGCAGGAACTGGAGCAAATCCAGGAGCAGCAGGAAGTCCAGGCGGTGCAGGAGCCAACGGAAATGCTGGTACAACAGGAGCGGCAGGAACTGGAGCAAATCCAGGAGCAGCAGGAAGTCCTGGTAATGCCGGCGCTGCAGGAAATGCCGGAGCGACTGGCAATGCAGGAACTGGAGCTACAAATGGTGCAGCTGGAAATCCAGGAGGTGCAGGAGCAGCAGGAAATGCTGGAGCGACTGGCAATGCAGGAACTGGAGCTACAAATGGTGCGGCTGGAAACCCAGGCGGTGCCGGAGCTGCTGGTAATGCTGGCACAACAGGAGCAGCTGGAACTGGAGCTACAAATGGTGCGGCTGGAAATCCAGGAGGCGCAGGAGCAGCAGGAAATACTGGCACAGCAGGTAGTGCTGGAACTGGAGCGACCGCCGGAACAGCCGGCACATCAAATCCTGGAGCATCAGGAAACGCTGGTAATATTGGTACTACGACAAATTCAGTATCAGTAAAAGTATACCCATATCAAATAGTTTCTATAAATATTGGAACAGGCAGCGCTAATGGTACGATGAGTGTAACATTTTAGCACAAATAACAAAAAGGAAACAATACATGCTAGTAGGAATTAAAGACGTTTATCTTTATACTGGTTTGACTACGACAGGTGGCAACGACTCTGCTGCAGCCTATCAGTGGCTACAGGATAATAACATTGAGTTTACTCATTTATCATACAACGATAGTAGTCAATACGAATCTGTATTCAATGCTCTAAATACATGGGATATTGGAGAATTTACTGATTTTCCATTTGTCATCTACGATGAAAAACATGACGATTTTACCGCAGTCAAACAAGCATTGATTGGCTTAGATGCCATCACAGAGAGCAACTTAGTCGAACTAGCAGCCCTGTAATTTACATATATATAATAGAGTCATTCATTTGGAACATGTTAACATACAAAGAATGGCATTGGTAATGCGTTGCTATGACAAACTTCCACCACATCTCAGAATATGGATCTCAAGCTTACATTTTAGTTTGCATGATGATCATATTCTGAGAGGTGCGAGCGACGTCGAGCAATGTAAAAAATTTATTGAATCTGGTGGAATACACTATGAAAAACCTGGAAATGGACAAAATTGATGTTTTCGTTTTTTGAAAAGAATGAGCCTAAACTAGAATTTCTTTGCTATGATGATGATTTAGGAAATATACCAGAACCTTATCCTGCCCGCAAACTGATACCAGAATGGTATAAAGCTTTGCCAATGAAGAAGGATGTAGGCTTTGATCAATCTACTCTCAAAAGATGCCCACCTTTTCTTGATGCGATGATCACGGGTTGGATTATTCCACTCGTTGCTGATGTTGAAATCACTTCGAATGAAGATTGTTCGTTCATTGAATACAACAGCAAATATCCGAGAGCAATGATCGAGAATCATTTACAGTGGCAAGTAACATCTGACAAATGCCCCGCTCCACATTTACCAAAACCTCCAATTAAATTCATGAACTGGTGGGCAATCAACTGCCCGAAAGGATACTCACTGTTGTTTGTTCCACCATTAAATAGACCTGATCCAAGATTTACTTGTTTTTCGGGTATGGTAGACTGCGATGGTTATTTTGAGTTTATTAACTTTCCATTTGTTTGGAACGAACCCAATTTTAAAGGTATTCTACCTGCTGGTACACCGTTAATGCAGGTTATTCCAATTAAAAGAGATACTTTGTTTTCGAAAAATGTATGTAGAGCATTCAATGAAACTGAACTGAAAGCACTCAAAGGTACACGTAGAAAGCTTCAAAGTCATGAATCCCATTATCGAGATAATATTTGGGAGCGTAAATAATGGCAGTATATCAAATAGCTCCTTCTCCATCGTTAGGTATACCAGAAATTTCTTTTGCATCATGGCGTGATGGTTTTACTGAAGAAGAGATCGATAAAATAGTTAGTATTGGTGATAGTCTCACGATCAAATCTGCTAGTGTTGGACCTGATAGTAAAGTTGAAGAAGCAGTTAGATCATCTAAAATAGGTTGGATAAATCTTACGCCCGAGACTAATTTTATATATGATAGAATTGCTTTCATAGCAAGACAACTGAACGGTGAATTCTTCAATCTAGATATATGGGGATTTGTAGAGGACTTTCAGTATACTATATACGATGGAAAAGACGATCATTATACGTGGCATCTTGACAGAGGTGGAAATGCAACGAATGCGCCTCGCAAATTATCTCTTGTAATACAATTATCTGATCCTTCTGAATACGAGGGGGGAGATCTTGAGATATTTGATGCACCCGTGCCGACTCAAGTCACAAAACAAAAAGGTTTAGTAGTTGCATTCCCGTCCTTTATTTTACACAGAGTAACTCCTGTGACAAAAGGCATTCGTAAAACTCTAGTAGTATGGTTAGCTGGTCCTCAATTTAAGTGAGATAATATGACAAGAGAATGTGGAAGTTGCACGAAGTGCTGCGGTTGGTTAACTGGAGAAGCTCTTGGCCATCAATTTTGGCCAGGAAGGAAATGTCATTTTGTAACTACAAAAGGATGTTCGATACATGAACAACGACCTGAGAATCCGTGCAAATCGTTTAGCTGTGTATGGTTAGGAAATGAAAAGTTTCCACTCGGTCTTGATACTATTCCGATGTGGATGAAACCAGACGAATCAAACGTAATTATGGTTTGGAGACAACACGAAAATCCTGATCTTAGCTTTTTACAACTGCTTGAAGCAGGCGCTCCGCTAACAGCCGAAATACTTAGTTGGGCTATTCAGTATGGTTTGAACAACGGTTTAAATATATTTTATCAAGTCAACAGTGGTTGGAATAAGATTGGAAACCGACTGTTTTTAGATACAGTGATAGAGGCTGATCTTTCCCAATATACATAACATAAGGATTTTATTATGACAGACATACTTGATCAGTGGCAGTATTTTAGCTCACCTATCTATAGTATTATGAAGCCAGAACTTCTTGATTTCTCAAGAGCAGCATCAAATGCGGCGTTAAGGGCCGCGCGCAAAATAACAAAAATAAACGATGTATATCCAGTCGTGCAAGCAGATGTGTCTAACGAAGAAGATCTTCTTCCACTGATACAGTACACATTAAACACAGCATGGAATCTTTTGAGCGATCAAGGATACAACATGAATGGACTTTCGACTTATCTTACCGAATGTTGGAGTCAAGAACACCATAAGTATTCATCAATGGAGTATCATAATCACAGCGACTGTCAGTTAGTTGCTTTTTATTTTTTAGAGTGCCCGAAAGATCCTCCGCGAATGGTGATTCATGATCCGCGACCAATGAAACTTATGTTACCACTATACGAACATAATTCTTCTAACATTACCACAGCAACATCGTCTATTAATTTTACGCCAGTTCCTGGTCAACTAATGTTTGCAAATTCCTGGCTACCGCATAGCTTTACTCGTAACACATCAACCAAACCTTTCAAATTTATTCACATGAACATTGGTACACGTCCGTACATTGAACCTATAGTATATGATGCAACAGCAGAAATAATCTAATATGTCTGAGTTTATGATAAGATTCAATCAATCAAGAGGACAACCTAATCGCGGGACAGAAGATCATGTCTGGCGCGTTTTCGAAGATGGTAAAGAATATCTATGTAAAAATGTTATCATTAATGTTCCAAGCCGTGGGGCAAAGACAGGTCAAGATTGGAATATCTGTTGCGAAGGTACTATGAGCATATGTAAAGACACCTCTACAATTACTATTAACTAAATTATTATCGGTGAAATTATGAACTTAGAATTTTCAGAAATAAAACTTTATAACCCAGGAGTTCTTAAAACAAGAATTCCAGTTTCTATTTTTGCTGAGTTGACTTGTGACTTGCAAAAGCAAGTTGATAATAATCCGGAAAAATACAATACTAATTTAGCTGGGCAATTAGAAACAGAATTTCAGTATGTTATTAACGGGCAGTTTAGAGAATGCATAGAGCAAACGTTTCTTGAATATAGAAGAAAATTTAATTTTTATGAAAATCATAATTATGTCATTGATAATGATGCTTGGGTAAATTTTCAGAAGAAACACGAATATAATCCAATACATTTTCACCACAAAGCTATTTCATGGGTGATATGGATTGCAATTCCTTATGATTTAGAAGAGGAATTAAATATGCCAAATGTAAGAGAATCAAACTATAAAGTTGCATCAAAGTTTGAATTCATTTATAACTCATTAGACGGTGGAATTAGTACGACTCAATTAGATATTGATAAGACATGGGAAGGTTCTCTTATTATGTTTCCAAATTATCTTAAGCATCAGGTATATCCGTTTCAAACTTCAGACGAACATCGTATTTCTATTTCTGGTAATATAGACATTAGAAATTAATTGGGCGAAGTGGAGTTAAGACTACAATTGTCCCAGAAATTGATGAGTATGCTCTTGCGAGAGCCGCTTTTGATTTCATTGACCCAATGGTAGTATCGACTGCCTTCGAAGTATAAGACCGCACCTTCGGTAGGTTGAAAAGACTCGTGTGTATATTTTAACAATTCTTCTTTTAAAACTTCCGGAGGGCTCAGTTCTTTTTCATAGTCTAACCAACTTCTTTCAGAAATACAAAATTCTCCGCCTTCAAGATCGATTGCTTCTAAGTAACACGATATGGTAATTGGAGACATTAATTCTTCTGGTTTCAACTTTTCTCCAGCCTCAATTCTGTGCCGAAGCTTTTCATTAAAATCTACATGAGGCCACAAATCTCCAGAAGATTTATACGCCTGATACCAATATTCAATATGAGTTTTGTTACAATTAAACTGTTCTCTGTCGAGAAATTCAAGCACAGCTTCATCTGTTTTATTTGTAGGCGCATTACGATCAAAGTAATGCATGTTCGTATGCCTATTTAAACCTTCAAGAAAAGTTAAGCGAATATCTTCATCGAGAGTAGATCTACGAATAATCCTCGAGTTTCCATGGTACATTTTCAAATCTTTCAAAAACATATTTAGCAGCCTCTTTATTCTTTAAAGATTTACCAAAAGCCTTGACGAAACTGTTTGGCATTTTCTTATAGGAAGAAGCTCCTGCTTTATTATCACATTCTGCTGGATGTCGAGAAATTTCTAACTCGTCACATATCTGATTGATATTGGTTTGAGTAAAAAAATCCTCATAAAAGAAGTAGAGCGGATTTGCGAACACACTGTCCAAAGCTTCGATAGTTTCTTTATATTTACATGATATGAAATTGCTCATGACAAATCGTGAAGCTAACGACCGATTTGGAATTTTACCTCCTCCAATCATATTCCAAGAAGACCAACTCCTCTGAATAGGATCTCTCATAATATAAACTGGTACTACTTCGATATCGTATTTTAGTAAACCGTTTTTAATAAGTCGAAAGATGTTCTCACTCGAGCCTTCATAATGTGTGAAGTCGCCTGTGACTTGATTTATATTTGAAACAGCCCGAAAAAAAGACTCTATGTCTTTTCTATATTCGCTTACATCTTCTAAGACAGGAACTAAATCGTCTCTCTGAATAATATTCAGTTCTTTTCCCATATCATAGAAATCTGGGTGTTCTTTAAAATACTCATATAACCAAGTAGTGCCAGATTTCTCGGCTCCTACATTCAATAAAAACTTCATAGATTTAATTGTATTAATATATTTCTAAAATTTGGCCCGTGCGTTGGAGAATCTACGTCTTCTAAAAGTTCATAGTTTGCTGCGTTTGCTCGCATACGCAAAGTTCTATGAAAGATTGAATTTGCAGGAATATTTCTATACAAATGTTTAGTTATACCAATTTCAATATTAAAATTATTTTTGGCTGTTACATTTTCTTGATTAAAAACGTAATTTCTAGAACCGTTTTCATCCGGAGCAGTGAGTGAATGTCTGCCATCTAATGTTCCATTTTCAAGGATAAACCCGCTTACAAATCCCATATCTTTTCCAGCTACAGTATCAAAAGCTCTTATCATAATATAAGTATCATTTGCGCCATGAGGATTTAATCCTGGCCACTCATTATTAATTCCGCTTTCAATTAATGTGCGCATGTTGGTTTTTCGTTCGGCGTCAGTTAATGTAGAATTTTCCGGCCAATTCGCATCAATAGCATCCTTTGATCTTTCATACAAGTCATCAAAATCTATTTCTGACAAATCATTTATAACAGTATAAACAATATTCATATCTTAACTCTCTTTGTAGCTATTATGTCTGCGATGGTATTTATCCAACCTTCTTTGCTTGTATCAAATGGTTGTTCGTGGTGTTGTTTATGCATATGTTCTCCACCACTGATAATTCCGTACCAAAATCCCATATCTTTTGGACCGTTTTTATCATGATTTAGAGATGCGATTCCTGTGGACCATATCGACAATGTAGCAGGAACAATGTAAATAAACAAGTATGCTGGTAACGATATGAATAACAATAGAAACGGTAAGAATAACAAAATCCAGTATTTTTCATAGAAGAAATTGGTAATCTTATTACGAATCAGTCTGACTGTTGTTTTCAAATTTATTTGATTCGTGTCATTATTCCAAAGAATTGGAAAAAGTATTTTCCAACCTTGCAAATGGTAAGGATGCGGATCCTTCTGAGTGTCATGATACTTGTGATGATTGTCGTGCGATACACAGAATTCAAGCGGCGAAGCAAATGAACCATAGAATCCGAATGCCGTGCATATGAATTCTACGATAGGATTCATTGTATGCGTACGATGATTGTGGATTCGATGATACGTAATCGATCCACCTATTACTCTCATCAAAAAGAACGCTGTGAGTGAAACAATTATCCATGGAAAAGTTGCATATTGAATCAGAGCCCAGATTGTAATAAATGGGCCTGCTAATTGCGCGAATGTAAGCACATATCTTTTATGAACTTTTAGATTCATAATACGAATCAATCTCTTTTATAATAGACTCTTTGCCAGGATACGAATCAAGTAAAGGCATATGTGTGTCTTCGATACCATAATAATCTTCGTACCAAACAACTTCTTTTTGGTATTTATTTAAATACGCGACGAGTGCACGATAATCATTATACATCAAACCAATATTAAAACGAATGGCATTGGGTTTTAATTCGGGATATACTTTTAGCAAATAATTTGCCATACTTAAAGCAGCGTTTCTCATATTTTTACGAAGTATAAAGAAACTTGCCTGATTGGCTAAAAGATACGAGTGTTGATTTACAAGTACGATGTGTTCACTATGATCTTGTAACAAGTCGGCAAACGAATCTTGCGTAAAATTTGTTTGATGCTTAGTTTCGTGAGTAAGTTGTTTTCTATTACTTTGAATGTGAACAGGATGTAACTCTCCCACAAATGGTAAACTTGTTTTCTCTTGGAGATCCAAGCAAAAACGAGTAGCACCACATCGTGGAAGAGAACAAACGATCATTCTTCATCTTCACTCATAAAAAGAGTTTTCGGCAATTTCACTTTCTTCTTCGGTTTCTTCGAAATAGCAAGAAGATCAATTTTACCTGGAACAACGTCAAGACTATAAGTTCGAGCACGATCTTCAATATCAAGATTAATAAAGTCTACACCAAATTCTTTGTGGAATTCAGAAAGAAGATCTTCTCTGCATGCCTCAAGATATTTTTTCCATTGCCAACGACCGATCTCTGAAAGTATTTTTCTTCTTCGCGCAGCTTTCGCATCTTCTGGCGGAGTTTTCGTATGCCAATTACTCGTGTCTTCTAAGTGATATGAAACCATCTTACTGTGATGGAACATTTTATATCCAGCAGCGTATGACATCATCGTCATCATGACTTCTTCTCCTACAAAGAAGACTTTTGGATCTAATCCGACATTGTCAATCCAATCGACATGCGTAAAGAAGTTTCCTGCCATAATATGAAACGCCGGTCTTGGCATATCAGTCGATGGAATCGCGTCTCCATGTACATCTGGAATCAAAGTATCCGGATCAATAGTATAATACTTGACTTGACAAGCATCATTTTCTTCTTGACAAAGATAAGTTTTAATCTCTCCGTCTTTTTCTTCAATTATAAATGATTTACATGATCCAGTAATGATGACTTTATTGGTTTCACACATATCCATCGCTCTCTTATAATCTTCAATCAGAGCTCGATCCCAATTCATATCATGTAACATATGTGAGTCGACTTGATAAATGAAGTCATACTCGTTTGTGATATTTAACATATTAATATATCTTGCCCAAACACAACCATCAGAGTATTCGGGATCGATTCTTTTATAGATGACATCATCTCGACTTACAAGCACAGGTTCTGTGCACGCCAACGAATCTTCATAACGAGTTTGCTCGAAGATCGAATAGACTACATTATTCCGATTGGATTTGGTTTGCATCATACTCTTGATGGTATGAGGAAGTAAAGGATCTTGATACGAGCATACTGAAACAAAAATGTTCATTGTTTATTCTCTTCTTTTTGCATATTAAATTTCTTTTTTATTCCCATATACTTTCGATAGTATTGCTTATCATCTCCGGGAATTAGATTCATAGTTTTATCTATCATCTCATCTGAAGCTGGGCCAACAGAAGCAGTAATATCTTTATTGAGGAAAGGAATGACGTGCAACAAAGGTTCTCCCGCTTTAATGTGAACGTTACATTCTCTTTTCGGCATGCAAATGAAGTTTGTAATATGGAAACTCTTATAGTCTACCAAACCAGGAGTTATGTATAGATCTTCAAGAAAAGTAGAATGATAAAATGCAGGCATTAACAATGCGCTAATGTTTTTTTGAGTAAAAATTTTCCAAGGAGATGGAAATAAGATTGCTGTAGGATCAATTCCAATTGGAGTAAATGCGCCTTCTACAAATTTTTCATCCATCTTTACGCCATTGTCAAATCCGCGATCTCCTCTCGGTCCTCTGTCTCCAAGATACCAAGAAGTACCAGCTTTATTTGCCATAATATGAATGTCTACCCACGCCGGAATGATATAGCCAAATTGAGCATAGTCTAAAATTCCCGGACAGTATGGCATCAGATGCTTGCCATACTTGTCTTGTTGAACCTTGCGAGTATTTGTTGGAACATCAATCGCTCGTTCAACAGAAAAGTTATGATAAGATAACTTCTTAGTATCTACGAATTCAATATCTTTCTTTGGTTTTAATAAAGAAAACAAGTTTTTCATTTTCTTGGTACTCTCAATTCTTTTGTATATACGCTTCTTCGAGTGTTTTGCATCTTTGATATGATATTAATTAAGTGATGTTCATCTTCTTTCATGTTTCGAATATTGGGCTTTGATGGAACAGCATCACGCTTAATTGGAATGGCAATGACTAAAGGTGTACCAGCAAGTAAAAGCACGTCGGCATTTGGAGTGTGCCAGATTGCAGGAAAATTGACTTCTTTTGGATATGTATCTGTATCAACTAATCCTGACAGACATGTAAAATGGCTTTCAAAGTTATTAATCGGAGCTATGAAAAGAGTCGACCAACCCGGAGCAGTCTTTACAATCCATGGATTGACAAACTTCAAAGGAGGTGCAGGAAATCCAGGAGCAGATCTTTCTCCAAGTTGTCGAATGTCATGAAACTCACATACGTTGATCTGTGGAGAAGACGTGACTTCAATTGTACTGCAGTCGTGATTTGATCTGACTGTCAAGTCGCCGATAAGAGGAATGACATATCCTAATGACATTGCGTCGATCATCGGCATGCATTTTTTTGCAGTAAAGCTATGAGATCCTGACCAATCACGATCATCTCTTCCATCTGTAATCAGTGGAGGAATTCTTTTATACCATTCTGGCATATATTTTGCCGCAGGCTTTGGCTGAGGTAATGCCTCAACATCATCGCGATGGCAATAAAACTCAATAATAGGTTTCTTTTTAAAAGGATTCCAACTCAACATTCTCTCTCACCCATTACCCATGCTACAAGACTCTTACGAAAACCAGAAGTGATTGGCTTCACTCGATGTGGCATCCATGAAGCGAAGAATACGATATCACCTTTATTCGGTTTAAACGAAACTTTGTCTTCAAAGTTTCCGTTGTTTACGATCTCTAACTCTCCACCTTCATATTCACTCGGATCTGAAAGAAGCAGAGATGCTGAGATCTTTCTTATATATTTCTGCCAGCCAAATTCAACATCCCAATGCCATGTATAATGTTGATTTGGTCCGTACTTTGTATATTGAAAAGCTTCGACGCCTTCGATATCATACATAAAGTTGTCGTAGTTCACGACAGAAACGATTCCTGACATTCTCTGAAATAGCCAATCACTGTGTTGATCATGATGTATCCACGAGATATCAGAATCTCGCGTTTCAGCCGGAGCTGCGGCATTCTTCTCTAGCCCAACTTTTCCTTTTTCAAACTCTTGGAGTTTTTCGAGATCGATAATTTTATCGACTTCTTCAGGAGTAAATCCTCCCGACCATACTGCAAAGCAATTCAATTGTTTCCCATATTTAGGAATAATATATGGCATAGTAAATCCTCGTCAAGTCACTTATTCAATAGTAATATCTATATATCCTCCGGGCGCTACAGTTACCGAATGTGATTGGCCATCCGGAAAAGAATAGTAGCTTGCCGTCTGATTATTTATCACCGGCGCAGGCGTACCACCGGCATTTGATCCGGGGAAAGTAATACCGAGCGCATTTGCTGCATTTCCTGGAACCGCCGGAGTTGGAGCATTAAAATTCTGCGGACCATTGGTAGCAGGATTAAAGTTTTGTGGACCATTCGAAGGTGCATTGAAGTTTTGTGGGCCATTTGAAGGCGCATTGAAGTTTTGAGGCCCGGTCGTTGGCGCATTAAAGTTTTGAGGCCCGGTCGTTGGCGCATTAAAGTTCTGAGGACCATTTGTAGGCGCATTGAAGTTCTGAGGCCCGTTAGTTGCAGGATTAAAGTTTTGAGGCCCGTTCGTTGGCGCATTAAAGTTCTGAGGACCATTCGCGACATTGAAGTTCTGAGGACCATTCGCGACATTAAAGTTTTGAGGCCCGTTCGTTGGCGCATTAAAGTTTTGTGGGCCATTCGTTGGAGCATTAAAATTCTGTGGGCCATTCGTTGGAGCATTGAAGTTTTGTGGCCCATTTGTAGGTGCATTAAAATTCTGTGGGCCATTCGTTGGAGCATTGAAGTTTTGTGGCCCATTTGTAGGTGCATTGAAGTTTTGAGGGCCGTTTGAAGGCGCATTGAAGTTTTGAGGGCCGTTTGAAGGCGCATTGAAGTTTTGTGGGCCATTTGAAGGCGCATTGAAGTTTTGTGGACCATTTGAAGGCGCATTGAAGTTTTGAGGACCATTACTTATAGCGTTAAATGCATTCACAAATCCTGGGCCATATTTAATACTAGGAGCATTATAAGAGACTGCATTTCCACCGCTAGTATTATAACTACCAGTTCCAGTTCCTGCAACAACGTTAAAGCCAGCTCCAGTTCCCGCAACAACGTTAAAGCCAGCTCCAGTTCCCGCAACAACGTTAAAGCCAGCTCCAGTTCCCGCAACAACGTTAAAGCCAGCTCCAGTTCCTGCAACTTTATTGAATGTACCTGTGCCAGTTCCTGCAACTTTATTGAATGTACCGGTTCCAGTTCCTGCAACAATGTTAAAGTTAGCTCCAGGCCCAGGAATTACGTTGAATGTGCTTCCAGTTCCAGGAACTTTATTAAATGTGCCTGTTCCAGTTCCTGCAACAATGTTAAATGTGCCTGTTCCCGGAAAGAGAATATTAAATGTGCCTGTTTGTGGAAAGATGATATTAAAGTTAGCTCCGGTCCCAGGAACTTTGTTAAATGTACCGGTTGCATTTCCTGGTACAATATTAAAGTTAGCTCCAGGTCCAGGAATAATATTAAATGTGCTTCCGGTCCCGGGAATAATATTAAATGTACCGGTTGCATTTCCTGGTACAATATTAAAGTTAGCTCCAGGTCCAGGAATTACGTTGAATGTGCTTCCGGTCCCGGGAATAATATTAAATGTACCGGTTGCATTTCCGGCGACAATATTAAAGTTAGCTCCAGGCCCAGGAATTAAAGCAGTTCCAGATCCACCTTGTCCTGAAACAAGAATACTATTCCTACCATAAGGAATTGCGATATTTCCTGGGCTATTAAACTTCGTCGTACCGACACCGCTTGCTCGCCAGGTTTTTTCGAGTGTAAATTTAGAACCGCCACCAATACCCATAAGTTATGCCGCCGCTTTCACTGACAATGAAACAATATAAGTCGTGCCTCCGTCGTACGTCATAATCGACCAGATATCGAGCGCGTTTGCAGTCGTTGTCGCAGGAGGCACAACTCCTCCTGCATATTTAGTACCTGCCGGCCATGTGATCGTACGACCTCCTGTTGCATCTTGTTTGGCTGCAATAGAACCAGACCATACGCGAGTCGCCGGAGGTATATTGGTCGGAGCGATTGTAATATTTCCAGTGAGAGTCAAATCGAAGAAGTTAGCAGCACCGCAATCAAGGCTATATGATCCAGTCGCAGCAGTATTAGCCACTTCGTGTTCTGTATAACCTGTTAAGATTGGGCGAGTAATGTTGTTATTGGCCATCACAAGGTTCGCTGACAGCGTAGTTAGACCACCAGTAACACTAAATGCTCCGTTCCATGTAAGAGCACCAGTTCCAGTTCTACCAAGTTTTACACTATTATCAGCATTACCAAAGATAATGTGTCCGTTATTGGCACTTTGTTGTCCCATAATACGAACAGTGTCAGCGATGTTAACATCTCCGAACCACGCATCATCACCGATGCCAATATTTGTTCCACTGCCATTATTAGCAGTAGTCACTCGATCAAAACTTCCAACGCTTGTAACGCTAATATTTCCAGTGATCGTAGTATTACCGGCTGCAAGAGTCGTGATACCTGATACCGGTCCACCAAAAGTTACTGCACTAGTTGTTTTATTAAATGTAAAGTTAGCAGAACCATTCGCTACGTTACTATCATTAAATATGACTTGTGTATTGGATCCGCCTATAGGACCAGCAACACCTTGTGCGCCAGTAGCACCTTGAGCACCGGTTGCACCAGTAGCACCTTGAGCACCAGTTGCACCAGTAGCACCTTGAGCGCCTTGAAGTCCTTGAGCACCTTGCGCGCCAGCAACACCTTGTGCGCCAGTAGCACCTTGAGCACCGGTTGCACCAGTAGCACCTTGAGCACCAGTTGCACCAGTTGCGCCTTGAGCACCTTGAGGACCGACTGCTGTTACCCAATATGGAGAACCAGTCGCTCCATTCGATGCTAATACCTGACCGGCAGTTCCTACTCCACCATTCGCAGATAAAGCTCCGCCGAGTGTAAGAGAACTTAAAGTGCCTACAGAGGTAAGAGACGATGCAAGAATTCCAGTACCTAAAGCCGTAGAGTTAGCAATAGTAGTACCATTGATCCTATAGGTTTTACCAGTTGCAATATCTAAATGTTCGGAAGATGTCCAACTATCAGTTGCATCAACCCAGTTAAATGTCTTATCGGTACCACCTTTCAGAGTAATACCACCGCCATCGGCAGTGACATCACTTGGAGTAGTCACATCACCAAGTATAATATTTTTATCTTCTACAAGAAGATTTGTAGAATTTATATTCGTTGTGGTACCATTGATAGTGAGGTTACCAGAAACTGTGATATCGCCAGTGATCGTTGTGTTACCAGCAGCAAGAGTTGTAATGCCACTGACTGCTTGCGCGGCACTCGTCGACTGAATCGTCGTTGTTCCAACAAACAATGAAGGCAATCGAGCAAATGCCACTGTACCAGAAGTCAGATTGCTAGCATTCGCAGCAATTGTAATGGCATTCGTATAAGCTGCACCGGCATTGGCTACCATTGCTGTGTTGGCAGTTCCAATCTTTGTATCGGTATAAGTGACTGCATTGGAATATGCGTTATTGGCCCCGTCACTCAGTGAGGTAGCGTTAATCGCAGTCGCACCAATAACGAGTTGACCGCTCGTAATTACGACGTTGCCTGCCGATATTGTTACGCCATTCGCTACGGTTAACCCGTTTTTAACGCGAAAGTTATTTGGTGTCATCTGGTTCCCTATCCCACAGATTATTTACTTATATTTATAATAATTATGACGCCAGTATAATTCAATTTTGATTAAACCCACTTCGTTCCGTGCTTTGAGCTATATTTCGTTTCAGGATCATATGACGCGAAATCTTCATAACGAGGATCTCCTGGTTCTGCCCTCTTACCGATGCTATATTCGCCGATATGATTTACGATGTTATGGCCTTCTTCGGTCTTGAGCTTACAAGTTTGCATGCCAAGTTGCTGCAATGATTTCGCTACAACATACTCGCTTAAGTTTTTCTCACCTACTGATTCGGCATGTGGAAGATCTACTATCGCGCGAGGAAAAATACTCGCCAAACTCCAAAAATATGCCTCAGAAAGTTCGCCGCGATATTTTCCGAATGTAATGTCTGTTTCATAAGCCTGTGTTTCCTCTTCAAAATCATACCATTTTTGCCTTGTTAAACATACCTGAGAAACTTTTTGATAGTCGTGAAGAATCTGAGTCATGTCGAGCATTCGAATCGGACAGTTGAACGTCACATCATCTTCAGATAGATAAACGTAATCATAATCTCGTTCTCTCAACAATTCGAAGGTTCGATTCCATACGTATGGTAAACCCATATTCTGCTGATGTAGGAAGATCTCAGTAAAGCCAAAATTCTTGGCTAGCTCGAACATCGTACCATCATGGCGACCTTTTGGCATATCATCAATAAAGATGCCTTCGACTTCACATCCTTCAAAGTTTAGCATATCACGCTGTGATTTTAGAGTAGGAATCAAATATTCGAGTCGATTCGTCGACCATATTACCTTACATATCTTCATGAGAATCTCTCCGTATCAAAGAAGAATGTCTGGAACAATCTCCCGTCATATAAGTTTTTGCCGAAGTAGTCGAGGCTAGCATGGAAGAGATCTCCACGATAAAGAATAAGTCGATTATACTTGTTGCCTATCGAATCTACTTTATCCCATTTGGTGTAGTCGTATCCTTCGTAAAGGTTTTCATGCGATCGCCATTCTCCTGATTCCTTGTGCCGATACATAGCAGTACCACTCGATAGCGGTGCATCAGGAGTCAAGTAACATACTCCTGCCCACATGCTCGTATGATCACAATGAATCCAGGTACGATCTTGGGCTGTGGCATACTGAAAAGCTCCGGTATAACCAGAGTCTTCGTACCAGTTGGTAATGTTACCAGCAAAATTCATCCAGTACTGAATGCATGCTTTAACATCGTCTGTCAGAAAAGATTGAGTTCGTTTGCCAGGATAGTTGCCAGTTACATCAAACTCTTGGGTCAAAGCATAGGCTCTAACAGCATCGGGATTTGTATAGAAATTATCAATAATCATCAAGTCTAAATTCATAATATTTCAAGTCCTCATGTTGTACTTGTTGTATTTATACGGCTTATAAATAGCCAGACACATAAATATAATAAAGAGGTATTCGATGGCCATTCCTACCACCAAAGCAACATTTAAAGAGTATTGCCTTCGGAAGCTCGGCAAACCAGTCATTGAGATTAACGTCGACGATGATCAAGTCGATGATCGCGTCGACGAAGCGCTTCGTTACTGGTATGACTATCACTTTGATGGTTCAGAAAGAGTATACTATAAACATGCTATCACGGAAACTGATGTGGCTAATAAGTATATCACTCTTCCAGAGAATATCATCGGTGCTGTCAGCATCTTCTCGATGGGTGATCCTTCGATTCGCTCTGACGACCTCTTTAATATTCGATATCAGATCGCTCTCAACGACCTCTACACTCTGACTAACGTGTCGCTTGTTCCATACTACATGGTGATGGAACACCTTGCTTTGATGAATGAGCTCCTTGTCGGTAAACAACCTATTCGTTATTCTCGTCATAAAGATCGACTGCACGTTGATATGGATTGGAACACAGTTGCTGTCGGCGAATTCTTACTCGTCGAAGCTTA